AGTGCCACTGATTAACTCCAAGTCTATAATCCATAAATAAAATGTCATTTCCCTGCCTCCCATTTATTGCGTTTTTTCCTTTCAGTCCGGCCTGCGCGAGTAGACCGGGTCAGTCGAGTTTGACAGGGTGATTGAATATAAGCCAATTATTTTTGATATGGCACATTGGCCCTGGATATCGATTATAGCCAATGTCAACCGACCTGCGAGCATCCCCCCGTGTAACGAGATATGCGCCAGATATACCTTGAGGGGGGTTAATCCCCACATGAGAAAAAGTATATTGCAGTTGCAACTGGTCTGTGGCATCGTCTGGAATTTTTAGCTCAATTCCACGAATAACAACATAGCGATAGTTACTAACAACAGTTTGATCGCTATATTCCGTTTTAATTTCAATAGACCTGATTTTATATTTTGGCATTTTCATTCTCCTTCCGCTTCTAATATTTGATATGCCATGGTAATGGGCAAACCATCCTCATTTAGGGCCATTGTAATAGCCCTAATCATCAATCTCCGTTCTCTCTCCGTCGTGTCATAGAAACTACGACGAGAGAGATACAGTTTGGGGTTGTCCCCATCTTGCTCTCCGCCGTAGCCGCTCCCTACATCGACCCACGATCCATTTGCCCATATTGCTATACGATCCCAACCCTCGTTTTCAAATAGTTTTTTCAGTCTCCCAATTGATTTTAGTTTTGTCATTTTCNNNNAAATAATTGACGTCTCAATCATAATGTCAATATCATTGCCTGAGAGGTCAAAATCCAGTATCTCACAGGCTACAATAGCATGGCCTATGGTAGCTCGACCGCAGGCAGCAATGATATTGCGTGATTCTGCCCGGGTAAACAGTGTGGTGTCCTCTAATATTTGACCTAATTTTTCAAATGTCATTTACCCTCTCCTTTCGCGCCCTATCTCTCAGGCACATGGTTAATAGTCGTCCTCTCTCCCCCAACAGGTAGTGCAAATCTGATCAAACACACTACCTTCTGCACCACAATTAGGGCAGACCCACCTATTGCCAGGGCAGTCTGTCCACCTGCACTCTCCGATGTTCGGGTCAATTTTTCGGCCGCAATCGGAACAAATCAATTCCTCTGTCATTTTTTTCTCCTCCTTCTCTTAGGTCAAGGGTCATGGTACCATGGCCCTGGTCAATAAATCCCACACGACTATACACTCGTCTGCGTGTAGGCCCCCTGCCGTCCTCGCATGTGGGCTCGCACCAGAGGAAAGTCACCTTCCGCGAGGCGCACCACGTGAGGATACACTCCCACACGTGGCGGAGCTCGTTGAGATTGCCGTGTCCGCGCCCTGACACAGCAGCAGAGCCACTGGTCAGAGGTTTAGAAAGCTCCACCTCACCCGTGGCATCAACATATGCCTCGATGTGGGTGGTCCGTAATCTCAAAAAATTTTTCATCTCTCATCCTTGAAGTTGCAGTGGTTCAAATCCTTCTATGTCAGTTTTCAGATCAAATGCGAGATCCTCGTTACAATACATTTCCCAGATACGATCTTTCAGATCGAAATCAGGGTCTCCATATTTATCCTGGATAGTTTCTATCAAATCATTGAGGTAGTTCCTGTGATCGTCCGGCATTTCTGTCATGTCAAAAGTTTTCATTTTCCTATCTCCTGTGTTTGGGGTTATTGTGTAGCCAAATTTCTCGGCCATGCGCCTCTAAAAAGCCTGTATCTATCACATTTTCCGGCTGTAATCCTAATAATTCGATTGCGAGTGCATGAATACAGGCATGGCTTTCATACACTTTTCCGGTATTGTCTTTTATCAGCAGTGTTGTCATCGTTTAACCTCTCAGTCCGGCCTGCTACGTGAGTAAGCCGATATTTATCACAGTCTCACCGAAATTCTTTCGCCTTGGTAATTTGTAATTATAAGCCAAGGCAACCCATTATGATATACTTCCGCGATCTCATACTCCGTAAATATGACATCCTCTATAAATCGCTGAAAATCATAGCCTATTTTGTAACCATGCCCCTTTTTAACTGCTATGGGTTTCATCTCTCATCTCTCCCGTTTCTCTCTTCCTCCCATTCTAATATGTTATACGCCATGGTAATGGGCAAACCATCTTCATTCAGGGCCATTGTAATAGCCCTGATCATCAATCTCCGTTCTCTCTCCGTCGTGTCATAAAAACTACGACGAGAGAGATACAGTTTAGGGTTGTCCCCATCTTGCTCTCCACCGTAGCCGCTCCCTACATCGACCCACGATCCATTTGCCCATATTGCTATACGATCCCAACCCTCGGTCTCGAATAACTTTTTCAGTCGTCCAACTGCTTTTATTTTTTTCATTTTCCTATCTCCTTTCGTTTGGGGTTAAATAATTGACGTCTCAATCATAATGTCAATATCATTGCCTGAGAGGTCAAAATTCAGTATCTCACAGGCCACAATAGCATGGCCTATGGTAGCTCGACCGCAGGTAGCAATGATATTTCGGCATTCTGCCCGGGTAAATAACGTAGTGTTGAGTAATATTTGGGTGAGTTTTTCAAATGTCATTTTCAATCCTCCCTTTTTTGATTTTGTGTTTTGCTGTCAATTTATACCCTGCATTTGGCGTGCCAAAACTCTCAAAAAATAAATAAATCGCGCAAGTGTCTGTTTTCAGGCGATTATAAGCCTTACAGTTCAATAAATGAACATCTTATGGCTAAATAGACATATCAAAATATTGACTCAAAATTGTCATAACAATATCAATAGGTTATAAAAAAAGCATAGCATAAGATATTGATATAATTAATGATGACAATTTACGGAAAAGCTTGACAAAATTTGTCAGTGATATATAATTAGGTATCAAAAGGAGGAAAATATCATGGATATTAAAAAGTCAGGCATAGAGTTTGAGAAAAAGATAAAAAAACTTTTAAAACATGAAGGATATGAAGTACTTAAAAATGGTTGGCCTGATTATTTAGTAAAGGATAAAGAAGGTATCTTATGGTTCATGGAGATAAAAGCCCTTCACAGTCATCTTAGGAAAGCACAAAAACAAATGTTAAAGACATTAACTGATGCTGATTTAAATGTGCTGGTAGTTTCCGAAAACAAGCTGTCTGCCCCCCGGGAATGGATAAAGGCAAAAAATTATACATTAGGTGATATTCAAGATGATAAAATAGAGCCTTCAATCGATAGAATAATAGGATACATTCAAAAAGTAACAGATATTTTACCTCAAAAGGCTAAAGGGAAACTTGATCTTGAAGCTATTCTTAATGAGATAGAGACAACAATCCTAAAGGAAAGTTTAATAGAATGTAAAGGGGATAAACGAATGGCCGCTAAGCTACTAAATATTAGTAGTCGGTCTTTACGTTACAGAATTAATAAATTAGGGATTGAAGGATAATTGTCACTAAGATTATTGTAAATTTTTTCCTTGACATCCCTGTATTCCCTCTGATACCATACTGGGCCATGATATTCAAAATTAAGAAAATTAACCCACCCTATACTCAAATCCACAACAACATCATCGACAACCCAGGCCTGTCCGGCAAGGCTAAATGGATATTGATATATCTCCTAAGCAAGCCTGCTGACTGGCAAGTGTATGAGCTGGATGTTGAAAACCATTGTACCGACGGTCGTGACTCGATCCGCACCGGGATAAATGAGTTAATTAAAGCCGGGTATATCAAGCGTGATAAGCAACGTGATGAAATAACAGGACAATTTAAAGGGTATGAGTATGAAGTGCATGAACTTCCTATTAAATCAGGTATTTCCACCGAGAACGGATTATCCGACCTCGGGAAATCAGACATTAGTAATACTAAAAGAACTAAGGACGAAATATCACGAGATAAAGAACTAAACCATTTAGAGAAAAGAAAGACCGAAGAAGAACTCTGGGATGAAATGAATAAGACCGGATACGGTATCACTAAGCATTAAATATTAACACTTGACATATAGATCAGAGTAGGATAAGAGAATCTTATGGCTAATAATAACCTATCAGAAAATCTTATAAATCCTCATAATATATTACCTGACGTTATAGATGAATTCGTTGTTACTGATAATGATCGCATGGCTTTCCTAAGTCTGTTTAGGGGCGTTAGACAGGTTGATATTGCTAAACAATTTGGTGTGCATCAGTCTCGGGTGTCTCAGATAGTGCAGGCATATAGGGATAATGAGCGATTACATAAACGTGTTAATAAATTATGGGGTAATAATACCTCTATTGAGGCACGTAAGCAAGCATTAGATATAATTGACAGTATTAAGCCTGACAAAGTCCCCCCTCAGAGCAAAGCTATGTCAGCTGGTATCCTAATCGACAAGGCAAGGCTATTAGATGGCGAGACTATAGAGCAAGGTGATGTCAATATACAGGTCAATGTGATTAATTATAATAGGTTAGATTGAGTATAACTATGTGGCCCTTATATCAAAACTGACATGTTATTATTCTAAGTGGTTGATGTTAGGGTAGATATAAGATCGTAGTCATATAATATATATTATGTAAACTACTGAGGGGTGATTCATTTAAGCATGCTTATTTCCTATACAGACCCCCACCCCCGCTGAGGGAAGGCCCCCATATAATATATATCTCACCGTATTTAGTTGGAGGTAAAATAAAAAGGAGTCCTAATGTACAATGCCCATATTATTGAGAAATACCGCAAGATACAGGCTGAATTGAAGGCTATTTATTCTAAGTTAAGCGAGCTGGAAACGAGGGAAAGGGATTTAAAGCAGGATCTTCAATTATTAAGAGATGCATATCCAAGGACATCGGAGTTAATTGAAGAGAATTTCTATGATGCTGCTCCGGGGATGAAGGTTGGGTTATCTATTGATGAGGAATCATGAAATAAAAGGGAGGCATAATAGATGGTAGATAGAGAGAGTGATACATATATATGTGCTTATTGCGGTAAGACTTATGGATATGCTCAGACGGAAGAAGAAGCCCAGGTAGAATTGAAAGAGAATTTTGGTGATTTTCCTATATCGGAGTGTTCGGTTGTCTGTGATGATTGTTATAAGAAGATGGGGTTTTAATTCCATGTGAAACAAAAGGAATACTGTCCCTATTAATTTAAATGGACTGAGTTAGGTTGAGTTATAATGGATATATTAGATGAGTTAACAGATGCTATCCAAGATTTTAGTAGAAGTCATGGGTATGAGCCTGAGAAGATTGAATTAAGTTCTAAGAAGTGGAAAACATTTACAAATGAGGTTTGCGGTATAGTTGCAGAATCTTCTCATTTTGCTATAAACACGTTTCGAGGCATTCCTATTGAAGAAGTTAAAGGCCGTGGGGAAGCTAATTCTATTGTGCTTGTTCCTCCAGCGAGATACAGGTATTTTTTCTCTGAGGCAAGTAGAAAGTCAAATATCTGTGCTACTGAGATTGTAGAACGCCACCGTGAGCTTTATGGTGTTCCTTTTTGGATGGATAAGGGAGCGATTTTAACTGACAATGAAGTTGAAAACAAAAGAACCATCCAAGCCTATGAGAGGGGCTGGTGTTTATGACATGAACATAACTCTGCCCTATAATTTCACGCCGAGAACGTATCAGCAGCCGTTATTAAAGGCTCTTAACCCTGTTTATAAAGGCGATAAGCAGAAAAAAAAGATGATCTTGGACAAGAAAGGTAAACCTATTGTTGTTAGAGATGCTTTAAAGAGGGCTTGTTTAGTGTGGCATCGCAGAAGTGGAAAAGACATTACTTGCCTAAATTATCTGATCTCACAGATGTGGAATCGTGTAGGGGGATATTACTATTTTTTGCCTGAGTATAATCAGGGCCGGAAGGTTATGTGGGATGGTATAGAGCAGGATAAGGCTAAACAGCCTTTTAAATATATGGGTCATTTCCCTGATGAACTTCTTCCTAAGAATGGCCGAAACAATCAGGAAATGAAGATTACCATGAAAAATGGCAGTATTTTTCAGATAATCGGGACAGATCGGTACGACAGTGTGATGGGAACTAACCCTGTGGGCTGTATTTTTTCAGAGTTCAGCCTGCAAGATCCCTGGGCCTGGGAATATATCAGTCCTATTTTGGCAGAGAACGAAGGTTGGGCTATTTTTAATTTCACGCCAAGGGGAATGAACCATGCTTTTAAGTTGTTTAACGAAGTTCAAGATAATCCTAATTGGTTTACTGAGGTCCTTACCGTAGATGAAACCAGACGAGATGACGGAACTCCTGTAATAACCGAGGAAATGTTGCAAGCTGAGAGAGAAAGAGGCGCAACGGAAGCTTTTATACGCCAGGAGTACTATTGCGACTTTACCGCCAGTTCCGAAAACAGGCTTATTTCGCTTGATCTGATCCTTGAAAGCAAACAGAGAAGCTATCATCAATCAGTGTATGGCATAGCCCCTAAAATCCTGGGTGTGGATGTGGCAGAGGGCGAGGTTGAGGGCGATAGCCATGCTATGATAAAGAGACAGGGTTTGCAGGCGTTTGATCTGGTCGTAAGAAAGGATTGCGATACGATGGTATGGGCTAATCAGGTGAGCAACGAAATATTAAAATGGAAACCCGATGCGGTGTTTGTGGATGGAATTGGAGTTGGGGCAGGGGTTGTGGCGAGGCTGAAACAGTTGGGTCATAAGAAAATAATAAGCATAAAAGCCGGTCAATCAAGTTCCAGGCCAGGAGAATACCGAGATATTAAGACTGAAATGTGGGACAGCTGTCGGGAATGGATGGATGATGGCGGGGCCATCCCTGACGACAAAGGCTTGACAAGATCGCTCTCATCTGGTATTAGGGATTTTGATAGCTCAAGCAGGATGTTTATGCTGTCAAAGAAAAAGATCAAAGAAGATTATGGGTATGACAGCCCTGATGAGGCTGATGCCCTTGTTCTGACATTTGCTCAGAAGGTAAATCCGGGTATGGGTTCGGTAGGGGTTGGCAGAAACAAAGACCGACAACGGGCGCAATCTTACGATCCTCTTGGCAGAAGAAAGGCAGCATGACTAAGAAAGAAGCTAATGAACTTCTAAATTCTTTTCAGAATCAACAAAAAGAATTATTGGCTGTAATTGAGAAATATGGGGGAGAATTACATCAGAATGATTTTGATAAGGAATTTGAAGACCTTGTAATAATTGACAATAAAGTATATCGAAATTCTCGAACTTTTGGTTTTACTGGTCTTACTTTCTGTCTACATAATTCCTCGTTATATCATTGTGAGTGGGCTAAATGGCTTCAGTTATTAATGTTTATGATTTTTTTAGGTAAGATAAAAATAAAAGGAAATCTTCCAGACGTATATTATTGTGTTAATCAAACAGGGGCGGCCTAACTTGTGTCCAGAACCCTTGACCGCCTTGAACGGCTTATCCGGTTTATACGGAATTGTGTTGTAAATAAATATACAGGAGAATTGATTATCCAGTTCTCTGAAGGGATGCCAGTAGATATAAGAAGAAGGGATAAAATAAAACTTTAACAGGTACTTGCTGACCTCATAAGAGGGATTAGAAGCCTGGTACGAGTGTTTCACATGAAACATTCTGCCAGGCTTTTTTTATTCACAAACTAATTTAAAGGAGGACAAAATGAAAAAGCGAATTCTAACTTGGGCAGGAGTGTTATTGCTAATTGGCATGGTGACAGTCGTATGGGCGACAGATATCAAAGACGACATGAGCTATAAAGGCGCAAGAGTGGATGTCAAAGATGGAGGTAGTTTTGTTTTTGATAACACTTCCAGCATTAGAAAAACTCCTACGACTTTGAGTTTTGTTTCAGGAACTGGTTATACCGTGACTGGTCCATCAGCGGGAAATATATTTATTATTCCTACATCCGCAACGGATGAACCGGCCTTATCATCTTGGCCTTCAGGGGTCACGGTAATAATTCCTGCTCCGAGTGCTACTACTTATGGATGGGAACCTACTATTATTAATCAAAGTGGCACAAGCCCTATGGTTCTTTATATTGATGGAACTAAGTTAATAGGTGCATCAGGCACTACCGAAGTCCATGATGCCGATGCTGCGGGCGACAGTTACACTCTGTCCTATTGTGAAGAGACAGGCGTTACTGTTTATGTAAAATGTAAAAATATTAATTAAAATGGTTGAAATAGTGGTTGAAATAGTTCCTACAACCAATGACCATCTTCCGGCACTTTGGGATATTCTAAAAGAATGGCCGGGATACCTGGAAGATGGAGACCCGATCACCTATAAACAATTTGAACAATGGTGGAAACGAACGGTTGTGGATAGTCTGACAGGAATTGATAAAGGAAAGGTTGTGGGTTGCGGATTTCTTGATGGGATATATGAACCGGTGTACGCAACTATTGTTGTGTTTAAGAAGAAAGGCTACCTGAACCCTAAGATGATTTCTGCAATCCTAAAGAAAGCATTACCCTATTTTTTTGTTCATCACGATATAGCATCACTAAGAGCCTTTGTACGTAAGGATTACAAGGCGAGCATCAGGCTTTTAGAGAGATTGAAATTTAAAAAAGAAGGCAGGATGAGACGATACAAGAAAATCAACGGTGTTTGGTACGACTATGTCGTGGCAAGCATCCTTAGAGAGGAAGTATTATGAGCTTTTTAAAACCGGAAGCGCCCGCAACCCAGCCATATGTTCCGCCACCTACGGAGAGTGATGAGGATATACAAAGGAAAAAAGCAGAAGAAATTGCCCGGTTGCGTAGGATGCGAGGGCGAAGTTCGACAATTTTGACAGGCGGTATGGGAATTTTGGGCGGTACGCCAACAAAGCAAAAAACATTGTTAGGCGGCTGATATTATGGATGAAAAAGCCAAAAAAATAATTAATCGGCTTGACCAGCTTATAGAAATTAAAGAGCCTCGATTGTCTGTGTATCAGGACATTATTGATCTTATCTTGCCGGGGCTTGAAAGTATTTTTCAGGAAAAACGAATCGGCAAAAGACAGGGCAAGAACAGATATGATGGAACAGGCGTATCCGCCCTTCAGTTGTTTGCCGATGGTCATTATGGTTATCTTGTAAGCCCTTCCCTCGATTGGTTGCGTTTTAGAATGAGACGTAGAGAGTTAGGGGAAATACGCGAAATCAGGATATGGCTTCAGAACCTTGAAGAACATTATTACGGGGTGTTCAACCAGACTAATTTCTATGAGTCCATGAGTACATATTTTGAGTATGCCGGGGCGTTCGGCTTTGCCGATATGTATTCCGAGGAAGATTTAAAAGAAGGAAAGATCGTATTCAACGTCTATCATCCTGGTGAAATATATCTTGCTGAAAATCAATATGGTAAAGTAGATACGGTTTATCGTAAATGCAAAATAGAAATTCGTAAAGCCATTGATATGTTTGGTAAAGCAAAGTTTACCGAAACCATGTTGAAGACTGCCAGTGATAGTCCTTACCAAAAATACGAGTTTGTACAAGCTACCTATCCCAATGACGAGTTTGATAGCACTAAATTAGCATCTAAGTTTAAGCAAGTGGCTTCTGTGTGGGTTATGATTGATGCTGATAATAAAGATCATTCAAAGATAATGAGAGAGAAGGGTTATGACATCAACCCTCATCATGTATGGCGATATAAGAAAGGTATAACACCATATGGTCAAGGCCCGGCTGAAGATGCGCTTATCGAAGTCATGGGAGCCAACATTATTTCCAAAGATTTATTGGGTGTTGCGAACTTAGCGGCTAAGCCTGCTTACAATGTTCCGTCCGAGTTAGAAGGCGAGGTAGATGTCAGGCCAGACGGTATGAACTACTATAGCGAGAAAGGCAAAATAATAACTCCTGTGCATACCGGCAATAACTTTCCTGTTAGTTTTGAAGAAAGACAAAGAATACAACAAATGGTTGAAAAGCATTTTAAAGTACAATTTTTTATATTGCTTGCCAGCCAGGAAGGAACTACTAAGACCGCGACCGAGATTATAGAACTGCAAGGTGAGAAAGCGGCTGTGCTTGCCAGACCGATTACAAGACTTTTTACCGAATGTCTGAATCCTATCATTGATCGGGTATGGGATATTGAATCGGCGGCAGGAAGGATACCTGAGTTGCCCCCGATGTTAGAGGACTATATCGGGGAGAACTGGGACCCTGAATTTGTAGGGCCGTTGGCGCAAGCGCAAAAGAAATTGTTTGAAGTGCAGAGCATAGCTCATGGTCTTGAATCTCTTGGTGGTATGGCTCAATTATTTCCAAACGTTTTAGACATTGTAGACGAAGATGAAACTGCCAGGGATATGTTAAGGGCGCATAACTTTCCACAGAAAGATATTAAGGATAGAGATAAAGTCAAGAAAATCAGGGACGCAAGAGCGCAAGCTATCGCCCAGGAGAACGCCCAGGAAGATATGGCTCAAATGGCTGAGATGGCCGGAACAATGGCAAAGGCTGATAAGGCTTCCGGCGGAAAGATGAGTAAGGCTATAGAAGAAGGAATGCCTGTGTGAACAAAAAAGAGAAAGAGCTAAGAACCGCATATAGGAATGTTTTCAGCACATTGCAAGGCCAAAAGGTTTTAGGGCATATGTTAGAGGAACTTGGGTTTTACGGATTATCAGTCACGGAAGAACAAAGAGCGACATCTAATTATGCAAGAAATCTCTTGAATAATTGTGGGCTTTGGCCCTGGCCCGGAAGTGGAATAGGTAAGGAACAGATACCGAAAGCTTTGTTTGCTAATGTGCATCCAAAGGAAGATTAAATGCCCTGTATTCCATGTGGAGATAAATACAAATTAGGCGAAAAGGGCAAGTGTATGTATCCAACGAAAGAGGCATGTGAGAAAGCCTATAAAGGCTATTTGTTTAAAAAATATAATAAAGGAGGACAGAAGGATGGCAAAGCGAAGGGTTAAAGTTGTTATCGTAAAATGCGGGGAATGTTCACATAAATATCAGGTGACGGTTATACCTGGCGAATTGCAAAAGACTTTTTGCCCTAAGTGTTTTGCACCAAACGATGCTTTTAAGAAGGTGAACCCAAATATCGGGATTAAAAAAGAACCGGAAAAAGAAGAAGTAAAGGCAGTTAAACCTAAAAGAAAATCTAAAAAATAAGGAGATAAGCACATGGCAGATGACAACCTGAACACAGATCCTGGGACGGGAGAACCTATTGTTAATGACCCTGGCAATAATCAACCAACATGGATGGCGCAGTTACCGGATGACCTGAAAACCAATGAGGTTTTGACCAAATTTGAAACAATTGGTGACCTTGGAAAGAACTTTATTGATCTTCACGGGAAATCTGAAAATGCTATTCAGAAATTAGGGGAAAATGCCACGGATGAGGAAAAGGCTACCTTTTGGAATGCCATAGGGCGGCCTGAATCACCGGAAGGTTATGAGTTTGAGAAAATTCAAATGCCTGAAGGGATTCCGTATGATGAAGAAGGTGAGTTAGCATTTAAGAAATTCGCTCATGAAGTTGGCATGACCTCACAACAGGCAGCAAGCCTTCATAAATGGTATGGCGATAGGCTTGTAGCGGCTCATACCGAGCTTGAAAAAGCTGGTAAAGCCATTGAGGATAAGGCTATTGAAGACCATAAGAAAGAATGGGGTGTTGAATATGAGGCTAATAAAGTCTTAGCTGAAAGAGGCTATGAGAAACTTGGGGAACTTGCAGGGGTGAAGGAAGAGTTTATGAAATTTATGACAGACTCGGAACTTCGCCATAATCCGCTGTTTCTTAAAGTATTTTTAGCCCTTGGCAAGTCTATGAGCGAGGATAGTTCCGGCGATACTCACCTTGATACTATAACAACGGAGGTAAAAAAGGATGTGTTTGGAAATGTAGAGATGTCGTTTCCAAACACTCCTGGTATGGAATAATCAAGGAGGTATAAAATATGGCAACTAAAAATGCTTATGGAACTCTGACATGGGCAGAAGTGGCAAAGAGGCTTGACCCAAAAGGGGGTGCTTTGGCAATCGCTGAGGTTCTTGAGGAAGAATGGCCTATTTTCACACATGCTCCATGGGTAGAGGCTAATGATAAGATGTCTCATAGGGAAGCAAGGCGATTATCGCTTCCGACCCCAAGTTGGCGTAAGGTCAATAAGGGTGTTGCGGTAAGTGCATCTCGCACGACTCCCGTGATTGATACCATTGGTCTTTGTGAGGATTACGTTGAGACCGATGTAGAAATCATTAATGCTTTTGATAATAAGAAGCAAGCCCGTATTACTGAGGCTCGCGCTCATATTGCCGGTATGCGGCAGGAACTGGAGGCAACCCTTCTTTATGGAAGTACAAATACTACGCCAGAGGAATTTAATGGCCTTTCAACCAGAATGGCTTCTCTGGTTACAGCGGCAAATGTTCTCAACGCCGGCGGCAGTGGTAGCGATTTGACTTCTATCTATGTGGTTATGTGGGGAATAGACAAGGTTTTTATGGTCTATCCTAAGGATACCATATTGGGAATCCAGCATCAGGATTTAGGTGAAGTTACTGTCAGCGATGCTACAACGTCAAGGGCAAGCACATCACAATACCAGGCGTACAGAGATCACTTTGTTGTAAAGGCCGGTCTTGTGGTCAAGGATGATCGTTGTATTGGCCGGATTGCAAATATTGAGTCGACAGGGACAGTCAACATCTTCGATGAGGATGATTTAATTACCCTGATTCATAGAATGCCGAAGGGACTGAAGCATATCTATGTTAATGATACTATCGCAATTCAGATGCACATTGCTATGAAGGATAAAAACAATGTGACCTTTAGTCCTGGTGAGGGTGATGGCCTGTTCGGTCAGGAAATTGCTCGATGTCTTGGCAATCCAATTTATAAGGCTGATGAAATTCTTATTACCGAGAGTGCAATCAGTTAAATTAACCAGAAAGGAGGTATAGCGAAATGGCAATGATTGATGAATTGTTAGAAATGTCTGATGCACAAACTCCGTCAAGCAAAAGTTCCGGCAACAAGAATATGTCAGAGGACGTAATTGATCTTGGAGCTTCTGGCACAGACGGCTGGGGGACCAGCCTTGCCAATAGGATTGGTGGGACAGGGCTTAAATGGCATTTACAGGTAAATACTGTTTTGGTTGGTGCAAGCGCGGCTATCATATGTGAGCTTAAATACCATACGTCTACATCCATGAAGTCTGCGGGAACTGTGCTGATTAGACATACCATTCCGGCTTTGAGTGCTGCCGGATACCGAAGGAGCTTTGGTGTTCCTTTAAGCACCTTATCTCGTTATTTAGGATGTCTCTATACTATCAGCGGAGGGACTTTGACTTCAGGCAAGATAGATTCCTGGCTTGCTCCTGATACGGGGGATATGCCGTTATCATAAACAATTAAACAGGCCGGAAAGAACAATCTTTCTGAAACCTATAAAATAGGAGGTCTTATGAAAAAGCGATTGATTGATAGGAAATTTCCTAAGTTGTTGGAAACTTTAAAGGCCACCGATGTTCTTGATAGAATTGAGTCTGTCAAGAACAAAGATGGTCGTAGGCAGTATCATATTGATGCTACATCCGGTAAGATTACCACTATCTTGCCTGATGGAATGGATATAAATTCACCCTGGATACATGCTTATCAAGATCCTGACAGAAATTGTCGGTTATATCATTTGCTCTTTGACTGTTTTGAATTTATTCCGACTACTTGTATGAATTGCTGGAAGGTTGTTGCTCGGCCAAGATCGGTAAAGGAATTAATTGCTGTTGCCAAAGCTCAAGAAATTTTAGGCTTTTATGGCAAAGCAGGTATTGAGGAAAGACCTTATGTTCACGCCCTCTATGGAGCTTACTGGTACACAAACTCTAAAGAGGAAGGTGAGGAACGATATGAACAGGTGAAGAAGTTTCTGGCAAAGGAAATCTCACCGGATATAAAGGTTATTCTCAAAAAATACTGCTCTGAAATGGAAGCTAAACTTGGACCAAGCACAGGGTATAAGCAACCAACATTAGCAAAATATTGGGAACATCGAGTTGGTGAATTGGTTGATTTGCCTGGGGATAAAACCTTGCAACCAAAATATTTAAAAGATCACGTTATGCTGAATTGGTTGCGATTTGCCTATGTCAACGGCGATAATACCGTTCTGGAATTTAATGAGGGCAAACATTTCACATCACAACCTGTTACATACAGGAATAATAGGGAGGAATAAATCATGGCAAGAAAAAAGAGATATATGTGTTTAACCGAGTGTCAGATTTTTGTAGAGATTGAGGGGAAAACTTATCCAAAACGATATAAGTTTGGTGATCCGATTGAAGCACATGAAGCTCCTAATGCACATTTCATTGAAGTAGATGAAAGAGACTATGAGGCAGCGCCACGGGAAATCATGGAGCGAATTTTAGATGATCTTGGAATTGGATATCAACATGATTGGACAGATGACACTCTTCAAAGAATTTATCTTGCTTATTTGCATAGTGAGAAAAAGAAAGAAGAACTGGAATCCTTAAAGAAAAGGGCCAAGGAAATAGGTGCTAAGGTTTATCATGGCTGGAAAGATCCACAGAAATTCAGGAAAGCAATTGAAGCTAAGGAAATTCAAATGAGTGCTTAATTAGAGGTCTAACATGGCAATCGAAGGCGATGTTGATATATGCAATCTGGCATTGCATAAGGTAGGAAATCTATCTATTACAGCCGCAGAACTCGCTGATCCTGGTAATGAACCGGCAGCCTATCATTGTGCGTCCTTGTATGAACCTGAGCGAGATATGATGCTTGCGGCCCATCCCTGGAATTTTGCTTTAAAGCGAGTCGAATATAATATTGATGATCTCAAGGATACTATTACGGCTTCGACTGCTGCCAGCCCTGTTGTCATTACCGGTACGGATATTTCGGTTGCTAACATTCTTGAGGGTCTGGGTGTTTACATCTGGGATACCGGCATAGACGATCTTGACGGTGATATTTATGTGGCTACTAATGTAGTCGATGCTTCACAAACCCTTGAGCTTTACAAGAGAGATAGAATTACAAAGGTTGATGGGAGTGCCTATGGTGTAGCAACTTCCGGTTATATCAGGCTTGCTCCATTGTTAAGCGAGTATGATTATATGTTCAAATTGCCGGATAATTGTTTAAGAGTTTTTAAGTTAATGCCCGCTAATTACAACTTCACGGTAGAACAGGGATATTTATTGACTGATGATGATGAACCTCATGTTAAATATATTGAAAAGGTTACGGATGTTAGTAAATATCCTGCTCCGTTTGTAATGGCATTAGCTACTAAAATGGCAGCAGAACTCTGGTCGGCTTTAGCAGGAAAGCCAAAAGAAAAAGCAAGGACTTTAGAATATCTTGAAAAAGTTGTATTGCCACGAGCGCAACGATTAAATGCTATTGAGAAATTGGATAAAACTAAAGGTCGTAAATCTGATTTAAATGAGCTTACCGCATGGCAAAAAGAAGGGCATTAATCCTGTGTTTTATATTGCTTTTTGTGTCAAGTTATGCACTTGCGCAGGACGATGCATATCTATTCTCAAATTTTACGGCAGGGGAGCTTACCAGAAAACTTGATTCCCGGATGGATTTCAATAAGTTTTTCAATGGTGCAAGAACCCTTGAGAATATGATTGTCTATCCTCAGGGGGGAGCGTCTAAACGGCCTGGGTTTAAGTTCATCCATGAAGCTAAATTCTCCGATAAAGAATCCCGCCTGATTCCTTTCGTTTTTTCCGATACGCAAGCTTATATCCTCGAATTTGGAGACGAATATATCCGCTTTTATATGGACGGCGGAATAATTGTAGAGGACGGCTTCGATCTAATAAGCACCGGCGGTTTTGAAGGGGGAGTGACCAATTGGGAAGCGTTAAGTGGAGCTTCCCGATATGCCAGTGGGGTTACTTATCAGGCCGGGTCATATAGTTGCTTGCTCACAGAAGTGGGTGGCACGGGAACGGGCTATCATCCGACAGCCTGCTGCACCGACCCTGACGATGATCAGGATAATACGACTGGGTGGACTCAAGGTGGTACTGCAACAATTTCAAGTGAGGCTGGAGGAGTAACAGGCCAGCGGTTGAAGGTTGCAGCCACAGGAGGGGCTAATGCAAGGGCTTACAAATCTGGTATAACTCTGATCGCTGGTAAATTATATAGATTGAAGGTAAAGGCTGGGGCTGATGTTGGAGATGAACATGAGATTCGGATATACTCAAGTGTATATGGTGGTGATGCTTATAATTCCGGTGAGATCGCAGGAGAAGGAGCAGGAACATGGACTACATATGATGTAATTTTTGAGTGTCCATCAACTGAGACAACTTGGCAAATTTATTTAACGGCTATCAACAACGGCGACAACGCCTATTTCGATAATGTCAGCCTGAACCTGCAAAACCCGACTGCCGGTTCCGGTATGTGGCAACATGTTGATAGCGGGATCACGGAATTTGAGCCTTATGAACTATCTTGGTATGCCCTTGAAGGCTCTTCAGGTGTGACTTATACTTATGCTGTATTGGACTATGTGAGTGGAGCTACTTTAGTATCGGGTGTTACGGACGCCGATTCACCCGGGGCCTGGACTACAAAAAGAATCTGCAATTTTACTGCACCTGTTGATTGTACGGGTGTGACAGTCGAATTTATCTTAAGTGAAACAGGCGGAACTACATGCTATTTCGATACAGTAATCTTAAAACATACAGCCTACCCTTATGAAGTAACCACGTCTTTTGAAGAAGATGATCTAAGCATTATCAAATATGCTCAGTCAGCAGATATCCTCTATCTTGTGCATCCTGATTTTGCTCCACAGAAATTGAGCAGATCGGGGCATACCGACTGGACACTTCAAGATATAAGTTTTAAGCCGTTTCCTTCAAGCGTGCAAGACACTGATATATCTTCCGGCATTACAATTATGTATAGCACATTTGGTTCGGGCGTGACCGTGACTGCCGATGCAGGAACATTCCAAAGTGGAGATGTAGACAGACAGATTATTTATGGAACTGCCAAAGCTATTATTACAACCTACACCAGCGCAACACAAGTCACAATAGATATTATTGATGACTTTCCCGAATCGGACGTGACTATTCCTTCCGGTGATTGGACTTTGAGAAATACACCTACAGGGAAAATTACACCTAATAAAAAAGAACCTCAAGGGGCTGTAATAACCATTACCTCTTCCAAGAATTCTTTCAGGGCAGGAGATATAGGGAAATATATAGCAGTCCATGATGGGTTTGTGAAATTATACGGTTATCAGACAGCCAGTTCTGTAACAGGTGAAATCTTAAAAGTATTAGATGCTGTAACTGCTACCGATACTTGGACCTTGGAATCAGATGATTGGTCGGCTTCCAATGGTTATCCATCATGTGTAGAATTCTTTGAGGAACGGTTATATTTCGCAGGTTCTAATGCTTATCCCCAGACTTTATGGGGGAGCCAGAGTGGAGATTACGAGAATTTTACGCCTGGGCCGGACGATAGTGATGCCGTGACATTCACGATTGCAGCAGATCAGGTTAATGTTATCCGCTGGATGAAAGCTATTGATAAATTGCTTATTGGAACGATCGGCGGCGAATGGTGGATGGCTGGTTCAGGGGATTGGGATCCGGTAACACCTTCTTCTGTGACTATCAGGAGAGAAACGAATTATGGTAGTCAGAATATTAATCCGATTGTAATTGATAATTCAGTTTTGTTTGTCCAGAAACCAGGCAAAAAGATAAGACGGTATGGCTACAATTATACTGAGGACGCTTATAGAGGACAAGATATATCTATCCTTGCCGAACATCTAACAAACAATTATGCAATTACAGAATTAGCATATCAGCAGAGTCCGAATCAAATATTATGGGCATTGCGGGCAGATGGGGATTTGCTTGGTCTGACTTATATGCCGGAACATGAGATTTCAGCATGGCATAGACATAGCACGGAAGGCGATTTTGAGAGCATTGCGGTAATTCCCGGAACTATCCAAGACGAACTTTGGGTAATTGTAGAGCGATTTATTGATGGTGTTCAATACCGATTTGTTGAGCAAGGTCAGTCTGACGAATGGGATTATACATGGGGCGAAACGACAACTACAAATGATGCGACATATCCGATGGATGATGGGTGTACGCTTCTAATTGAGAGTGATACCACGGATGGAAGCCAGGTATTCGTAGATAGCAGCCCTTATGCCCATACTATTAGTTATACAGGAGACATAGAACATAGTACAACACGACAGAAATTTGGGGCGAGCTCTATTTTTATGGATGGAATAAATGACTATCTATCCCTTGCTCAACATGATGGATTTAAGTTTGGGAGTGGAGATTTTACGATTGATTTTTGGACTAATAATTTAGGTGGTGGAGGGGAAGCCCTTACTTATGGTGATAAGGGGGTTGAAATAGCTTGGTATGTTAATGTGGGGCCTGCAACTGGGACTCAGAAGTTTACTTTCTGCTATACGACAACAGGGTTGAATTATGTGTCTTTGCAGAGCGGGGCTGTTATACTTTCTGCTACCCAATGGTATCATATCGCAGTTACAAGAAAAGATGGAACTACATATCTGTTTGTGGATGGTGATTTACAAACTACAGAGGCCAGCGGGACAACTTCCTATTTTGAGCTTACTCCTGGATGGGCAGATTCTAAGCTTTATGTGGGAAATGACCATTTTGCAACGGCAGACACAAGTGGTTATTTAGATGAAATCCGTATCGTAAAGGGTGAGGCAATTTGGACTTCTGATTTTATCCCCCCTGCCCGTATATACAGCGACCCTGTTTACGCTACCACAACCACGGAAACCATGACCGATTCAGAGGCGGGGTTCTATATTGATTCCGGCCTTATTTATGACAATAGCTATGACATTGCCGATATAAGCGGCACCTCTCCTATTATCATTACGTTAGAAGAAGCTCACGATATTGTAAGTGGAGATACGGTCTATATCAAGAGTGTCCAGGGCATGACAGAATTGAACGACACTGATTGGTCAGTGTTGAGCGTGGGCGGTGTCACGGTGGCCATTAAGCAGGATGGTACGCTTTTTGGCACATATACACAGGGCGGCACAGTACAAGTACTCACCAATAGCGTAACCGGCTTAGAGCATTTAGCAGGTGTAATGGTAAGTATTCTTGCAGATGGAAATGTTTTAGACGATCAACAGGTGACTTCTTCTGGTGGTCTAAGCTTTTCAGATTATTATAAGGAAATTCATGCAGGTTTAGGATATACGGCTACACTTGAAACTGTGGATGTGCCAAAGCAATTCGGGAAGGCAAAGAGATTGCCTCAAATACACCCACGGTTTTTCAGAACTTCCTATGCTGAATTTGGGCCTGATACAGACCATCTTACTACTGTAAATTTTCCAAGCGGGGAAACCCCATTCACGGGCGAAATGGAAAAAGGTTTGAATTTCCCTAAAGGTTGGGGAACAGAACAAGTAATTATGTTCACAAATGACGAACCATTGCCTATGGCTATATCGGGCATTATAGTGGATTACGAATGAGACTGAAGAAAACCATAATTTGTTTAATTATTTTGACTTTCGGAGTGATTGCTTTTACAGGAAGCGATGCTTTTAAATATCATAGTCAACGAGTCTACAAAATTTTTAACGATGATCTTGTACCTAAGCAAACGGGGCAAAGTGGAAAGTATCTAATAACTGATGGGGGTAGTTCTTCATGGACAGATTCAGGTGATTTTGCCAGTGCTACTATAGGGGATGGAACTAATTACACAGAAATCAAATCAGACGGTGAAGTTAATCTGCATGGTACGGCCAGAGTTAAAAGGGCTTCGTGGTTGCCATTTAATTCTTTAAAAGCACCAGGAACAAAACCGGCGGAGTTTAAAGAATGGGGAATAAGTGGAGTATGGGAATTTTCGGATGGAACTGATGATACAGTAGTTTTCAACATCCAAACCCCTGCTTACATGGATATAACCGTTGCCCCGTCAATACTGGTAGGATGGAGTACAAATACAACGGCAACGACTGAAACGGCGATCTGGCAATTGGAATATTTATGGACTTCAGAAGGAGAAGACACAACCGCAGCAGCGCAGGGAACTTTAACTGTTAATTCCAACGCTGTTGCTCAGGCGAATGGTTTGGTTGTTGCAAAAATCACGGGCATTGATTTACCGAGTGCGACAGATGCCTGCATACATTGTAGATTTAAAAGGTTAGGCGCTGATCCAGCTGATGATTTAACTGACACGGCAGAGCTTCACGGAATTTGTTTTAAGTATACCTCAGATAAATTAGGTGAGGCTCTATGATAAAGAAAAGAAGACCAATTTAAAGGAGCAATTATGTTTGCACTTATAATGGCCGGACTTGGAATGGCAATGACAGCATATGGTCAAATTAGTGGCGGGCTTGCTCAAAAGAGTATGGCAGACCGTAATGCTCAGATTGCTATGCAACAAGCTCAAGCAGCAAGGGCGGCAGCGGCAGTCAAAGCTCAATTAACAAGAAAGAAAGGGGAGCGTCTGAAGTCAGCCCAAAGAGCTAAAATGGCTATTACAGGGGCAGAGCTTGGTAGTGGAAGCTTTCTTGAAGTTGCTGGTGAGACTGAAAAAGATATTGCCCTTGATGTGGCTACAGTCTTATGGGGCGGGGAAACAGAAGCAAGACAATTTGAAAGCCAGGCAGCTATGGATAGATGGACAGGGAAACAGGCAAGAAAGGCTGGCTGGATTAAAGGATTTGGAAGCCTACTTGGCGGGACAGCCGGAATTAATATAGCAGCGTCTAAAATAACGGGTTAATATGCCTAAAATACCACAATATCAGAGAACTCAATTACCTTCAGGGCAAGTGCCAAGTGTAAGGGGTGATTTAGCCACAGCAGCATTAGTGCCAAAAGCAATAGCGGGTGTGGGCGAGGAAATGCAGGACGTAGGGGTGTTGCTTGCCAAACATGCGGCGGCAAAACAAGACCAGCGAAATGATCTTGAAACCCTATCTCTTTGGAATCAATGGCAAGATAAAGCCTTTACTATGAGACAGGGGTATATGGGGCAAAAAGGATTGAAAGCCACTAATATAGTTTCGGAGTACCGTACAGAATATGAAAAAGGATTTAGTGAATTTCTAAAAGGAGCTTCTAACGATCAGGTTAAACAAGCCTTGGCAAAAATAAATAGTCGGTCAAGAATGACTGGGCTTACCTCTCTTGCTACATATTCAAGGGCTGAAACAGAAAGATTTAAAGGACAAGAATTTGCTGATTTAAAATTACATGCCCGAAATGCTGTTTTAGAAGATTCAAGCGATGCTTCTTTTTCTGAACAAGCAGGGATTGGATTAGCTTTTATTTCAAAGAACTATCCAGGTGATGAGAATAAAAAGGCTGAGTTTTATAAAGAAATTATAGATACCAGGGTTAGGGGCTTAATAGACAGTGACCCTGTTAAGGCTAAACAGGTGTTGAAAGACAATAGGGTTGCTTTGGGTGATGATTTTTATACATTACAGGATAAATTAAAATCAAGCGAGAAAGCCAAGGAAGATGAGGTTAAACGACAAGCGAAAATAGTTGAAACGGTTGCCGAAAATTTAAAGAAAGAAGCGGTTTTAGAAACTGAGGATAATTTTCTTGATTTAAGTTTAAAAGATCAACTTACTATTCCAATGGTCAGGGATTCTGTACTTTCTGTACAACGTCAAGAGCATTGGATAAGTACGGTTGATAAACAGGCAAAAGGTGAAAAGATTTTTACTGTTACGGATTCAGGCTACTATGCAGAAAGAGAACAGGCTATTATTGAAGCAGATGGCAATTATGATTGGCGGTTAATACATCCTATAGATAAAAAACTAAACCGAACAGATGCTAATTTCCTTCGTAAGTTTGCAAAGGAAATTGCTGATCCGAAAACAAGTTACATTGCGAAAATGACTTCAGAAGCAACTAAGACTATTGAAAAGCAAATTCAAAAGGGTAATGAGCTTGTCGGATGGGATCAAGCTACGGTTGATATTGCCCATAATGTTAAAATGGAACTACGCAAACAAATAGATGCTGAAGATGATTTAACTAAGAAACGTAATATGCTTGACCCAAGCCACAAGGATTATATTGTCAGTAAATTAATCACGCCACATCTTCATACGCTTAATGAACAAGTAGAAATAATGGCAAGGAAATTTGAGGGGTTTGGAGAAAAAGAACCTGAAGAAAAGTCAAAATACCAAATTACAGCTACCGACCCTACTACTGGCAAAAGAGTAGGGTGGGATGCAGAAGAAAGAGAATGGAAACCAATCAAATAAGTATACAACCTGATTACAATAAATTGCCTGAAGGGTTTATTCCAGATCCACCTAAAGGTTTTGTGATTGATAAAAAGGTAGACCAATCAACCTTTAATTCTGCTGTTTCAGCTACAGGAAAAAATTGGGATGCTTTTTTAAATTCTTTTCAAGTACCAGAAGAAACAAAAGAAGAAGAAATACATATTGAATCTGGTGTTGACTCTCAAATGATGCCTGAAATTTCAGAGGCCTTTAAGCAGGGGTTTCAGAGTTCGGTGACAGGATTAGTTTATAGAAATGAATTACCAGAACAATTAATCCCTGAAGAAGATATGACAACCGCGCAAAGAATAATGGCACAAACAGGAACGCTTGCTGGTGATTTCCCTTTCATGATAGGCGGGGCTATGATTGGTGGATTTAGTGGTGGGCCATTAGCACCGTTTACAGCATTAGGCGGGGCATTTGCTTTACCTGCCGGATTACGCAAGCTCTATATAGATCGAATCCAGAAGGGGGAAGTGAAATCATTTGGTGACTTTTGGAATAGATTGACAGGAGCAGCTTATGAGACTTTAAAAGGGGAAGCTATTGGTGTTACCACAAAGGCTGCTGGCAAAGCAATTCCATTAATGAAGGGTTTTCCGGCTGAGATAGGAGCGATGGTAACAGTTGGTAATGCCCTCGAAGGAACTATCCCGAAACCACAGGAATTTTTGGATGCTGCTATTATAATTGGTGGTATGAGATTGGCTACAAAAGCTGCTACAGCTAATAAACTACGAGAGATTTACAAGAAGAATGGTAAAACCCCGACTGAGGTTTTAAGAGATATTGAAGAAGATCCTTTGATTCGCAAGGAAATCCTTAGTGATGATGTGGATATCCCAAAAATATATCGGCCAAAGCCAAAGGTCGAAAAGGTCATTGAACTTCCACCTGAAAAACCCACAGCCAAAGAACCGTGGGTTCCTGAACTTGCTAAAAAACTTAAATTATCTGAACAAGAAATTGTTGACCAACTTCCGCGAAATTTAAATGAACTTCTTAAACCAGCGAATAAAAACTTACCCATAGCAAAGGCATATAAAGAAGTCCTTGCCGAATATCCTGAGTTGAAACC